GCAGATGTTTCATTATCATCTACAGCAATAGAATAACTTGTACCAGCAACTAAAGCTGCTTCAGCGGCTGCTAAATAGAAATTACGACTTGTCCAGTCAATTTTTGATCGGTTTTCCAGAAATCGGAAAGTTGAATCATCTGTGGGTCGTTTTGCTACTTTACTTAGATAAACAAAGAATGGAGATTCTTCAGGTGAAAGTTCTGCAACTCTGTCGCCAAAGTCATGTATTCGCCTTTTGTCAGCGAATTGACCTATATTAGCAACTGTATCTAATGGAGCTGTTCCATGAGTATACTCAGTAGCTGAGCCACCAACACCCGAAGTTTTTAATGTACCAGTATTAATAGCCATTAATTAACCTCCGTTTTTTTATTTATTACCATATACTTTTATTGCCAGCATTCATTACACCATCCCACACAGCATCTTCATTAGATTTCTGTGCTGGCTTTGCGCCTTGTAAAATGCCTGCTGACTTAGGAATGTCCTGTGTTTTGCGAACTGCCTCAATATTCTCATTCGATCCTGCCATTTGCTGTGCTTGCCCCTTGTGTTCTCTGTAGACATTTATTAACATGTCTAAAGGTATTTGATCTCTTGGGCGCATCGCAAAATCCATGAACTCTTTCTGTTCTTGCGGATCTGTCATATTGTAATTTGCTGCAAGTTCACCCTTCAGGTTATTCATTCCTACTTGGGTTTGGAAACGTGCCATCTGTTGTCCGACGGCAGAGTTTACCATTTTCTGACTCTCTTTTACTCGCATTTTATACGAATCAGAGTCAGGTTTGTAATAGGCTTCCCACGGGTCGAACGAACCTTCTTCAAGTTTAGGTTCATTCTTTTTAGTCGAATTTCCTGGTTCACCAGACAACTTATTCCTCATTGCGTCAACAACATCTGGTCTGTTTTTCAACATCTCTCCAAGTTTTCTGTACTGGTCAACTTCACCTTCAAGTCTCCTGTAATCAGCATCACGCTTGTCATACATTGATTGAAACTTTTTGGTTTCTTCTTTCCAGTCTGCACTTGCTTCTTCATGTTGTTCACCTTGTGAAATAGGTTCTTCTGTAACCTGTCCTTCGGTTTGCTGTAGGTCTTCCATTAGTTACCTCCTTGTGATTTTTTCTATTATTGACTACACACTCTCGTATGTTCAAAGAAACAGAACCACTGATATTAAGTAGCCTCAGCGCCCTTTCGAGCACCCTTCTCTTCAGCCATTGCTTTTCTTTGTATTTTGACTTCTTCTCGTGCAATTGCTTTGTTAATTGCCGTCTCAAGTTTATTGATATTGGTCTTTTCCTTGTATCGAGAGCTTTTTTCGATCTCGCCAAGTTCTCCCTTGAATTTCTCCAGTTCGGCCCTTTTATTGGCATGAAGCATTTCACGCTCTGCCGTTTGTAGGTCGCCTTGAAGTTTCTTAATCTGCCCTTGAGCACCTTGCAACTGACCCTGCAACTGAGCAATCAGTCCCTTGCGTTTAAGAACGCCTTCTTTGTCGAAGATCTCTGTTTTCTTTAAGACCTCGACATCATCAACCAGATTCAACTTGTAGGCTTCAAGATACATATTGTATTCCTGCATCCTGTTGCTTGGCATTGTTGAACCCGATATTATCCGAACGTCATGTTGACCGATAGTAATATCGTTCTCTATTGACATTAATTCTTGTCGTTTGTCATCGTATAATTTGTTATTGACTGTAAATTCAGTCAAATCATTGTTTGGCTGTACAATTCTGAATGTCTTGCTATATTCGTAATGTCCTTTCGCAAAATTGTATATTACAGTTCCAAGTCTTGTCAAACTTGCTTCGATATCACGAAGCTTTGATTTCCCCCTGCTTTCTCCCATTTCAGAAAGCATTGCGGTTCCACGAACTGTTTCTGGTGCCGCTTCTTTAAATCCCTGCATAAGTTCTGGTATACCAAAATTCAAATCTATGTAGTGTTCAACACGGTCTATAAGATGGTAGAACTCACCTGCCAAAGGTTGTGGAGCTGGAAAGTGAGGTTCGCCAAATTCTGGATTATATGGTATAACCGCATTTGGATTAGCCCAATCACGCTCTATTTGACCTACATCATCAACACTGCCTTCTGGGATTAAAAGCTTAAGTCCTGCAGAAGCCTGTGCGTGCGATAGTGTTAAACTGAATAATTTATTTAATAATCTCTGCGAATCCTTTACCTTAGATACATCCGATTTTGGATATGGTGTATTAGTCCAAATATTAGGGACTGGTATTATTGGGTAGGCATTTGTGTTTAGGACTCTTTCATAGAGGACATAGCTTCCAACAGAACAAGTTACTTTTATTCTTGTTTGCTGTACTTCTAGGGCTTGTACCAGTCCCTTTTCAAAAGCTTCTGCATTTTCCTGTGCTATCTTTTCAAATTGCTCAATAGTAACAATTTTTTCAGCACCTGTTCTTGTGTCAAATATTCTGTAAAAAGGTACTTTAATCTTTTCAAAATGTTCTATAATCCTGTATTTTCCATCGCCCATATAATCCTTATCTTTTACAACATCTGGCGTAAACGATGTAGATGAATTTTTCTTTGAAGAAGAAGGATAATCCTCTTCATCGTCCATTGGTTCAATTTCATCTATGAATTCAATAAGGGAGGGATACAGGTCGAGAAGCTGTGATTTTGTTAATATGGTGGAAAGCAACAGACCTGATGCATCATCATAATATCGGTCTCGTGACGCTGGGTCAACGTAAACCCTAAAAGGATCAAGGTATGTAAACTTTACTTCACCCCTTCCGTAGTCTGCTTCTGGATCTATATATACATAAAAATAACCCAATCCAGCAACTGCGTAATCATGTACAGCCTGCTTGAACTGAGTTGAACCGTCTGAGATATCCCAGACATATTCCATGATAGTACGCCACACTGCAGATAAACGACTATCAGAGTCTTCCCTCCCTACAGCTAAGAATCTTGGAGATCTTGAAGTAAGTAAAGATTTAAGTTTATCAACAGCGGCGTAAACTCTGTCTATAACAAAGTCTGCCTGTCCGACAGCTTGTAATGCATCGGATTCTGATTTGGTATAATGATTGCCGAGCACAAAGTCTATTGAATCTCTTGCTTCCGTATCCCAGTCAATCCTGGCATCACGCCACCTTCGCCAGAGTTCTCTGGATCTTTCAGTTTTATCTTTTTGCTCGTCTATGTCGTATTGAGGCAAATTATATTCCTAAATATACAATATATATAATATAAGCCAAAATGGCAGGTTTGTCAAGTACTTTTTTTATTTTTTTTAAATACTCGACTAAATCTCTTTTCCCAATCCTTAATTGAAATGCCTCTTCTAGGAGAATCTCCCTTGCCAGCATCAGACTTTTTTGAGAAGATAGATTTCTCTTTTACGCTGTCTTTTGTCCCGTCATCCAATTTATAACTCTGCTTTTAATCTTTTTACCACTTTTCTTATCCATTCTCTCGTCAAAGTCAGATACATCAAACTTTCTGCTTAACGGAGCTCTTGAGCTAATACACGCATACCAAAGACCATCAAGAAGGTCATCATTCTTTCCTTTTGGGAATTGAAACATTTCATCCACAAGTTCGGTATGTGTTTTCTTAATATACAATTTCTTTCTATTAACTATAGGACAAAGCAGAGCTTCAAGCCTATCTTCCTTTTTAATTCTTGTTGGCGGTCTCTTACCACGTATAACACCTGGCATGAGTTTTCTGTCCTTAGAAGACAGTTCCATTACAGCATCTTTTATAACTCCCTGGGCTCCGACCTCTTCCAGCGTGGCACGCTTTATTGGCTGGTATTCCTTAGCATACTTCAATATTGTTCCAGGCATTTCATATAATGGAGAATGTTCCCTGTAATAATCAAGTATATAATAATTCTTATCACTATCAATACCTATAACCATTATAACCTGATAGTCGCTTCTTTCAGTAGCGCCGTACGCAAGATCTACACCTATGTATACGTGCAATGGAATAGCATCGTCTTTTGTCAATAAATACGCAAATCCATTTCTTCCTACAAATTCTCCATTGTAATAGTTAAGTCTATCTGTTTTAAACTTTATA